TGTTAAAGGTAGACTTGCTCTTAAAACACAAGCAGGTGCAGAAGCTTACGAATTATTAAAAATGGGTGCTTTAGATGGTCTTTCAATAGGCTTTAGAGTAAACCCTAAAGAAGTTTCATATGATAAGCGTGGTAACAAACGTATTATCAAAGAAGTAGATTTGATGGAAGTGTCGTTAGTAACCTTTCCTATGAACCCTCAGGCAACTGTTCGTTCAGTAAAAGGTGAAGATATTTCTATTAGAGAATGGGAGAAAGGACTGCGTGATGCTTTTCAGCTTTCTCGTTCAGAAGCAAAAATGTGTGCAAAAGCACTTGATGATTGTTTTGATCAGCGTGATGCTGATACAAAGTCAGACTTGGTAGATGCCATAAAGAACTTAACTTTAACCTTAAAATCTTAATAGGAGATTATTATGTCGGAAGATATAAAAAATGCTATTTCTGAACTAGGTCATACTTTTAACGAATTTAAAAAAGTAAATGACGAGAGATTAGAAAGCATAGAGAAAGGCGAAGGTACATCGTATGTAGATGAGAAGCTAAATAAATTAGAAGCCAAAATGGATTCTTATGAAGAAGTTAATCAAAAACTTACTGTTGCACAACAAAACGCCGAAGACATCAAAAGCCAAATTGAGAAGCTAGAGACGGTTGTAAGAAGACCTAACTCAGGCTTTGATACTAAGCAAGTAGATGAGTACATGGATGCTTTTGATAAGTATTGTAGAAAAGGCGTTGAAGGTCTTGATACAATTGAAAAGAAAGCTTTAACAGTCAGCAATGACTCAACTGGCGGATATCTAGCACCACCTGAATATGTGAGAGAGTTACTAAAAGACGTAACTGAAATTTCACCTATCAGAAGTATTGCTAGAACTAGAAGCACTGGTGCAAGATCAATCCAAGTTCCTAAAAGAACTGGTACGTTTGCCGCACAATGGGTAGCTGAATCAGGAACAAGATCAGAAACAACTGGTTATAATGTAGGTCTAGAAGAGATAGCGGCTCATGAGCAATATGCTTTAGTTGATATTTCTGAGCAAGACTTAGAAGACTCAGTATTTGATCTAGAAGCTGAAATGCAATCAGAATTCAGTCAGCAGTTTGCTAAAGCTGAAGGTGCCGCTTTTGTAAGTGGTAACTCAGTAGGTAAGCCTGAAGGATTTTTGACTAATTCTTCAGTTGGCGAAGCAAATTCAGGTGTTGCAGATGCTTTAAGTGCAGATGGTCTTTTAACTTTAATACATGGCATTAAGTCAGATTATGGTAAAAATGGCGTTTTTGTATTTAACAGATCAACACTTGCAGATATAAGAAAACTAAAAGATGGTAATGGTCAGTATATATTCCAAGCAGGATTCAGTGGAACTACTGGTGCTACTAATACTATTTTTGGTTATCAATATATAGAAGCAACTGATATGCCAAATGTAAGTGCAGGTACTTATCCTGTAGCATTTGGAGACTTTAGACGTGGTTACATGATCGTTGATAGAGTTAATTTAGCAGTTTTAAGAGACCCATTCACACAAGCTACTACTGGAAATGTAAGATACATTGCTAGAAGAAGAGTTGGTGGTCAAGTGGTTCTTCCTGAAGCTATCATTAAACAAAAAATTTCAACATAAGGTAGGTGAAATATGAAAGATTTATCACACAATATTTCAGTAGGTAACTCACTTATAAATGCTGTCAAAACTGCAGGTGCTAATGGCACAACTGTAGATTTACAGGGTTTTTTAAGTGCTACTGCTGTTGTTACTGTAGGTGCTGAAGGTGACACATTAAGTGGAACAAAATCATTTACTGTTGCATTAGAGCATTCAGATGATAACTCAACATGGACTGATGCAGTTCAAGCTGATATCGTCAATGGAACTATTGCTTCAGGTGGTATTTGGTTAACACTTGATGGGTCAGACGGTGGAGACCCCGGAACAACAGGTGGAGAATGGCAAGTTGGTTATGTAGGTGGAAAAAGATATGTAAGATTAGTTCTTGCAAAAACTGGAACACATACAAACGGAACACCACTATCAGGCATAATTGTTAAAGGTACACCTTTACATGCTCCTGCTAGTAATGTCGTTCATAACGTCTAATTAGACAATCTTGGGGGGTTTATACCCCCCTTTTTTTTGGAGAATCAAATGTCAAAGAAATACAAAATACTCACTACCAAACCTGCAACAGGTAACAAAGAAGGTAGTATCACAAAAGTTTATCAAAAAGATCAGATAGTTAATGCAAAAGACTTATGGCAAGAACAAATTATGGACGTTTTTGTTAATAACAGTTGGGCTATGGAAGTAAAAATGGATTCTGTAGAAGACACTTTAAATCTTGAATCTTCAGTTAAGCCTAAAAGAGCTAGAAACACAAAAGGTCAATTAAAAGCAGATGACCCTTCTACACCTAATATCAATGAAGCGTGGGAAGATGGCAAAGCACCTGTAAAAACTACTACAAAGAAAACTACTAAGAAAAAGTCTTAACACTTATCATTGTATGTAAAGAATTAATGGCTTAGAATAGTTAAATGGCAGTCAAGATACCAAGCGATACTATAAGTAAGCTAGAAGCACATGAACGTGAATGTGCTATTAGATATGACAACATAGATAGAAGATTAGAAAGTGGTTCAAAGAGATTTGATAGGCTTGAAAATCTTATTTATGGACTCTATGGCTTAATTATCGCTTCAATGTTTGGGCTGATAATAGAAAGGATATTTTTTTAGGAGAATAATATGTCAGAAGACTTAAACTACGAATCACTATATAACACAGCACAGCAAGAACTAGCTAATGCACAACATACTATAAGAGTATTAGTACAGAAGCTACAAGAAGCACAAGGTGATGATGCTATAGTAGGTGAACAACCAATAGTAGAAGAAGCAAAGGCAGAAAAGAAAAAAGCTAATTAGGAGTGGTAAATGGCAGGTCTAGTTTTACATACAGCACCTGCATCAGAACCTATAACCCTTGCAGAAGCAAAGTCATATTTAAGAGTAGATAGTTCAGGGGATGATGCTTTAATAACATCATTGATCTCAACATCAAGAAAGCTATGTGAAGAACATACACAAAGAGCTTTAATGACTCAAACATATCAACTGTTTCTAGATGCATTAGAAGACGTAGAAGATAGTCTATGGGAAGGTATGCGTACTGCTCCCTATATTAATTACTACAAAAACTATATAGAGTTACCTATGCCACCTGCTGTATCTATTAGTCATATAAAGACTTATGACGATAGTGATACTGCAACTACTTTTTCTAGTGATAATTACTATGTAGACAATGCAAGACAACCTGCAAGGGTAGTTTTACGAACAGGGGAGACATTTCCCACAGCATTACGAGTTGCTAATGCAATAGAAGTACAATATGTCACTGGTTATACATCAGCTAGTGCTGTACCTGAACCAATCAAATTCGCAATCTATCAAGTTCTTACATATTTGTACGAACACAGAGGTGATATGTATGAAGGTAAAACTTCACTACCTGCTACTGCAACTAGGCTTCTTGCTCCGTATGTAGTTTACAGTGGGATGGGTAGCTCAAAACTCATGTCATTAGGATAATGAGCCAAGTAGGTCAACTCCGACACCAAATTACCCTTCAAGGACAAGGCACTACTAGAGATAGTGGTGGGGGAATTAGTTCGGGGTGGTCTAGTATTGCTTCTGTGTATGCTGATATAAAGCCTAAAAGTGGGAAAGAGGTATATGCACAAGGTAAACTGGTTGGAAGCGTGTCACACGAGATTACAGTGCGTTATAGGACTGATATTACTAACGCTTCTAGGATTAGTTTTGATAATAAGTTATTTAATATTAGGGCTATTATTAATGTTGATGAAAGGGATAGATTCCTTAAACTTCTTTGTGAACAAGGAATAGCAACGTGAGTATTGATTTAAAGATAACTGAATTAAAGGCTTTTAATAAAAAACTAAATAAAAGACTTGCAGATAATAAAGTCAAAGAATATGTAACTCGTGGAACATTGATGGTTCATAATGATGCTAAAAAAAGTATTTTATCAGGTGGAACAGGTAGGACTTACGAAAAGTACGAGCCTAGAAGAACACATACAGCATCTGCACCTAATGAACCACCTGCAAGTGATACAGGATTTTTAGCTAGTAACATAACAATGGATGTAGATGTAAAACCCAATGGTACAGTGATTGGTCAAATAATTTCATCTGCACCATATTCAAAGCATTTAGAGTTTGGTACTACTAATATGACTGAAAGACCCTTTATGCAACCTGCATTAGAAAAGAATAAAAGAAAGATAGAAGCATTATTTAGAAAAGGCATATTGAAATGAGTATTGGTCAATTTGCATTACAAACCACCATATACAGCACTCTATCTAGTGATAATACACTTACATCAACTTTAGGTGCAGGTGTATATGACGAGGTTACAGAGGGTGCTACATATCCTTTTGTAGCATTAGGAGAAGAAACAGCTATTGATTATGGTACAAAAGACATTAATGGTGGTGAAACTACTATAAATGTTCATATATGGTCACAGTACAAAGGCTCTAAAGAAACAAAACAAATAATGGACAGAATTCACGATTTATTGCATGATAGTAATCTAAGCGTTACTGGATTTAATCTAATAAATTTAAGATTTGAATTTAGTGATATAATGAGAGACCCAGACGGTGTTACTAGACATGGAGTCATGCGATTCCGAGCAATAATATTAGGAACTAACTAATTTTATAAATAGGAGATAAAAATGGCGGCACAAAAAGGTAAAGAGGTCTTAATAAAAATAGACAATGGTAGTGGTACACAAACTACTATTGGAGGTTTGAGATCATCTTCAATAACATTAAATGATGAATCAGTAGATGTTACAAATAAAGACTCTTCAGGATATAGAACACTTTTAGCAGGTGGTGGTGTTAATAGCATCAGCATCAGTGGCTCAGGAGTTTTTACTGATAGCACTACTGAAGGTCTTTTAAAAGATGCATATATAAATCAATTACATTTTGCTGATAATGGTACAACAGCTAACGTACCTGAATTTGAAGATTTTGAATTTTTTATACCAAATTTTTTCAAGTTTACAGGTAAGTTTCAAGTTACATCTTTAGAATATGCAGGTGAATATAATGGAGAAGCCACTTATTCTGTTAGCTTTGAATCAGCAGGAATTATAGTAGTAGCAACTTCATAAGATGTCTTGGAATAAAGTACAACTTGATCTAGGTAACGAAAAGATTAATGCTTTTTTAAAAAATGATGAATCCCAACTATGTCTAGAAAACCTAATAGAAGTTGGTGAAAAAGTAAAAGTTGATAAAAAGGAATTTTTAGTTTTATCATCATTTGTTGAAGAAAGAGATAATTTATTAACCATAAATCTTGCAAAGGCAAGTAAACCTAAAAAGGAGAAGAAGTCAGATGACAAACAAACTAAAGGGTGAAACCACACTTAACTTAGCTAATAAAGAATATAAAGCTAGATTAACAATTGATGCAATTATTCAAATTGAAGATGCATGTGATTGTGGAATTATAAAACTTGCTACAAAAATGGGTGAAGCTGATATAAGAATGTCAGAGGTAATCCATGTATTATTACCTGCCCTAAGAGGTGGTGGTAATGATTTTCAACGAAAAGATGTAGTAAAAATAGTACAAGATGCAGGAATAGTAAAAGCAACAGCCGCAGTTGCTAACTTAATTGCACAATCTCTAACTGATGATTCAGAGGAAGAAGCAGACGAGGGAAAGCAAGAACAGGGGGATTAACTAGTGATTCCCTACCCATCAAACGATACTTTTCTATTTGTGTTGGCATGATGGGTATGTCTACTAATGATTTTTGGCAATCTAGCCCAAAAGAAATCTATATGGCTATAGATGGATTTACCGAATTTAATGGTGGTTCAGAAGATAAAGATAAGCCTATGACCAGTGATCGTCTTAGCGAACTAATGGAGTTATATCCTGATGAGTAAACCTATAGATGAGTTAGTAGTTCAAATCAAAGCTGATACTAAGCAATTACAAAAAGATTTAAAACAAGTACAAGGTAAATTAAAAACTACTGGAGTTGCAGGTGGTGCGGCTTTTGGTGGTATGGCAGGTGCTATGTCAAAAGCTAAGGTTGGTGCTTTAGCTGTAACAGGTGCATTAGTGGCTGTAGGTGCAACTATTAGCAAAATAGCACAAGTTGGTATGGGGTTTGAAGACCTTAGAGATTCTATTAATACTGTATTTGGTGGAATAGATCAGGGTGAACAAGCAATGCAAAAAATATTTACTTTTGCACAAACAACACCTTTTCAAATTGAAGATGTTACTAAAGCCTTTATACAATTAAAAGCAGTAGGTGTTGAACCTAGCATGGATATGCTACAAACATTCGCAGATACAGCTTCAACCTCAGTAGATCAATTAGGTGCGTTTCAAGCGTTAGTAAGAATTACACAAAGAGCCGCTTCAGGTGGATTAGGCTTAGAAGAACTTAATCAATTAGACGAGAGAGGTATACCTGCTTTAAAAATTCTCACAACAGAATTAGGCATGACCAAAGAAGAGTTGACAAAATTTGGTAAAACCACAGAAGGTGCGGCAACAATGATAGACACATTAGTTGCGGCTTTGAATAAGCAGTTTGGTGGTGCAATGACTAATAAAATGGATAATCTTTCTACCAAAGCATCAAATATGGGTATTGCTTTTAAACAATTAGCAGATGCAGTTTTTACAGGTGGTTTAGGAGATAGGTTAAAAAAACTTACAGATAGATTAACAGCGTTTGCAAATGAGTCTGCAAGATCAGTAAGAGTAGCAACAGGTCAAGCAACACTTGGCGATATAGTTGAGGACAGAACTGGTAAAACAGACAAACTTTCTGATGTTGACCAGTTGAAATTATCAAGAAATATCATACGAGAATACACCAAAGATATAAATAAATTATTACAATTGAAAACACAGTCAGAAGATGGCACATTTCCACCAGTAGATTTCACTGTTGAAGATCAAATGGAATTAGAAATTTTACAACGTGAAGTAAAATTACTTGAACAAGTAAATAAAAAAATAAATGCAAGAATAGAAGCAGAAAGACAACTAAAATTAGAAAAAAAAGATGATGACAAAAAAACAGGTGAATTTACACCTGAACAAAAATTTATAGAATTTTTAACTCCTCTACAAAAATTAGCAAAAGATGCAGAAGACCCACTAAAAGAAATCAATGCACAATTAGCATTAATTGATGAAATATTACAATCTGAAGATAAAACTGAATTGTTAAAGTTTTATGGCTTAACAGAAGAACAGATTGGAGCAGTTGTTGATAGTCTTGGTTTATTAAAAGAAGAAATAGGTCAAGTTGAAGAATCAACAGATGCCCTAGATATTTTAAATAATGTTTTTAAAGAAGCAACTGGTGACATAGGTCAGTTAGATACAATTTATAAAGCTCTTAACGAATCTATGGCAGAAGGGGTGTTAACACAAGAACAAGCTACAGCAAAATTAAGAGAATTTTTAGAAACTACCGGTCCTTATGGAAAAGCTTTAGCACAAATAGGTTCTGAAATAGAAGGACTAGCATCAAGCCTTTCTAATGATCTTACAGATGCACTACTTAATGGTGAAAGTGCTTTAGAATCATTTAAGAGTTTTGCACAAAACGTAGTACAAGCAGTTATATCAGCATTTATGGAACTAATGGTTATACAACCTATAGTAGATGCAATATTAGGTTCATTTGGTATGTCAACACCTAAAGGTGGTGTAGGAACAGGCACAGGCACGGGTGGTGGTATGGGTATGGGCAAAGCAGGTGGTGGGACTATACAAGGTGGTACGCCTACTTTAGTTGGTGAAAGGGGAGCTGAAATATTTGTACCTAATACTGGTGGCACTATTATGAATAATATGAATACCAAAAATGCTATGGGTGGAGGTACACCAGTAAACATATATCAAACTATAAGCTTTGCAACAGGCATAGTACCTACTGTAAGAGCAGAGGTTACAAAGATGATGCCACAGATAGCAGATGTAACTAAAGCGGCAGTACAAGAATCAGCAATGCGTGGTGGTAACTTTAGAAGGAGTCTAGTCGGTGGGTAAATTAGTAACAATGCCAAATACTCCTAACTTTGTTAGAAGTAATTTTAAATTAGTAAGGACTATAGGAACTGTAGCTTCTCCATATACAGGAAAAATAAGAACACAAGAATATGACGGTGTATTTTGGGAAGCAGTTGTAAGCCTTCCACCTATGCGAAGAGATGTAGCTAAAAATTGGCAATCTTTTCTTTTAGAGTGTAACGGTATGGTCAATCAATTTAAATTTGCAGACCCTGATGCTTTAGTTAATCAAGGCACATATAATGCAGATGATCTTAAGGCTAAGAACAGAATTAACCAAACAGCAAATATAGAATTAGATTTTAAAGTGGATAACACAATAGAAGCACCTAGCAACACTACACCTTTTGCAAATGCTTTAGTTGGTGATTTTATTTCTGTAACAGGTTCAAGGTTTCCTGAAAACAATGGAACACATAAAATAATTGCAAAAGCTAATTCATACACACTCACAGTACAGCCTGAAAACACAATTACATTAACAGAAGACCTAAATAGAACAGCTTGTACTATTAAATCCAATCAAAAGGGTTCTACAGGTCTAAATTTATCTGCAAGTAGTAATAGTGCTACAGGTACTATAAAAAAAGGTGATTACTTACAAATTTCAGCTAGTTCTACTACAGGGCAAAATCCTGTGCAGTATGTAATGGTTACAGAGGATGCGACACTAAATGTTATAAGTGGTGAAGATACTTATGGTGTAAAAATACAACCTAAATTAAGAACTGCTATTACAGAAAATCATCTAGTAAGGTTTGCATCACCCAAAGGCATGTTTAGATTAACAACTAAAGATGTTGACTGGGATGCAGACAATATATCTAATTATGGAATGTCTTTTTCATGTATTGAGGTAGTTTAAATGTCAAATAGAGGTGGTATAGATAGTGATATCGTCAAATATCTACAAGCTGATCACCAAGTTCTATTTTTAGCAGTTAAAGCTGAATTTGATACAGATACTTTATATGTTTGGAGTGGTGATTATAATATTTCTATTGATGGTAA